GGTGTAGGTAGCACAAATTTAGCTGCTGGTTGTACATGGATTGGAGACACAACATCACAACCCGCTCAAAACTATTCCACGCTGACAGTGGGCGGCGCAATAGCATGGTACGTCAAGATAATTACTGCGAGTAAAACACTTGATAATACAGCAAGTACGTGGGAGTGCTCTACAAATGCCTTTACAGTAACGCTGCCAAATGCTGCATCATGTCCAGGGAGAGTTTACTATGTAACTAACGCAAATACTACCGTATCGGCAAATAGTATAACAATAGCCACAACGTCAAGTCAAACTATTATTCCTGCGGTATCAAGTATTTTGCCTCAGACAACTACATGGTTTCAATCAGATGGAAGTAATTGGTTAAGTAAATAATAAAAACATGAAAAAGATATTTCTATTTATAGCAGTCATAATAAGCATAGCTGCGAAGTGTCAGGTGGTAGCCACTACTGCTGATACAGTGATAGTACACGGCGGATGGACAATAGAGGACTTGTGTTTTCACAATCAGCACGGCACTAAAAGCACTGAAATAAGGTACATTCAAGTGGATTCATTTCTAAGTATCATAGGGTCTTATAATGCGATCCTGACAGGGGCATCCTCTGATAGTTTTTATAATCAGTTTAATCAGGGATGGAATGCTTACTACCCATTGCAGCAGTATCTTGGTGGGATTGCCATTGATACTACAGCCGCTAATAAATCATTTTTAAACCATTAAAATACACTTTATGCTACTTATAGTTGCGCAACAAAATATAGTCTGGAATGGCGGCGAGTTCATACATGACGCTTTAGGCACTTATGACTTAGCATTATTCGCTATTGGGTTTATCTGTGAACTGGGAGGACTGTTCCTATCGGCTTTGGGTAAGATAACAGTAACAGGGGAAAACAAGAACACACTCCCTACGCCTAATCCATCGGCCTTTACTTTTGTATTCAGCAGTCGTAAGTCTAGACTTTTAGGCACTTTTATAATCGTCACACTTATAATGAGGGTGTTCGGATGGCAGTTATCTAATGTGACATACCTGATTCTGTTTTCGTTTGGTGTGGGGTTTTTTGGCTATCTTTTAGTTGACCCTATGCTGAATTATGTGGGCGGCTACGTAAAAAAAGTATTGCCGGGGTTTAATGTGCCGGGAGTACCTGACAGTCAGCCGTCTACCAATGCTGTTACTCAAACCGAGCAAGATTCACTTAATCCGCATCAATCACAGCCTATTCCTTCACCAAATACAGATACGAAACCATGAGCCACTGGATAACAGAACATATAGATCAGGTATCAGGCGCGGCAGGCGCGGCAGGGGCAGTCGTCATAGATAGTATGCACCAATATTTACAGGGGGCTTTTACTAAGGCCATGCTACATGATGGCAATGTGATACTAGTTGCTATCGTTATTTTGACCGTCAAAGCCATCTATGGCGCATTTGCTGGTATAGTGATAGGTAAGATGGTGGCGAAGTTCAGCAAGAAATAAAAAAAGGGGCATTTCGCCCCTATTATTTCATTTCCCGTGAATTTTATTTTGAGTAATACTATCCTGATTCCATTGCAGTTCAAAGAAGCTGTCTATGCTCTCCATTGTAATGTCCACAGGCGACATCACGCCATCGTAGTAATATTTGGCGCAAAGGTTTTTATCGGTGATGTAGAGGGTATCGTGAATAATGATAGGCTGCTTAGTAGCCTCATGCTTCTTTTCTATTAGTATGCCTGCTATTACCGAAGCGAAAATAACAACCAAAAGTACAATGTTGCCTCTATTCATTTTGCGGGTTTATTTACCTTCGATTAACTTAACAATAGCTTCGGTATTCGTTACCGCAGCGCGACCGGGACTTAGTTTTGTAAGTTCCTTTTTCTTTGCTTCAATAAGAGGCAATATACTTTTAGGAAAATTGCGGAGCATCATATTTTGTGTTCCCGCCCTTGCTATCTGTTTTGCCATAATATCTTTTTGATACCGCAATGATATAAATAAGATTTCACAATTCCAAATTTATTTTTACCTTCGTATTCAACCACAATAAAAACAAAATGAAAAGGCAACTTATTGAAATAGTAGACCAAGAATATTTGGTTGAATGTGATAATCCAAATTGTGATTACAAAGTAAAAAACCCAAGTGGGTCTGCCTTTGAAGATGTTAGCCACTATTTGAATTTGCCATGCCCTATGTGTGGGGAAAACCTATTAACCGAAAGGGATTACTTGGATAGCCTTAAAGTGCTTAAAACTGTGATTTGGCTAAATAAATGGTTTAGTTGGCTGATGTTTTTTGTGCCAAAGAACAGTAAGACAAAATCTACATTCATAAGGTGCTACGAAGGGGTGGAAATAGAAAAAGTGGAATAATTATATAAGGCAACTATATACCTATTAACCCTAAGCAATGAAAGGCAACATGAGACATATTATACCCATAAGCGGAAAAGACTCTTTAGCGACCGCATTAGTACAAATTGCAAGACTGCCAGACCTTAACTATGAGTTCGTTTTCAATCCTACTGGTGCGGAACTACCAGAGGTATTTGAGTGGATGGATAAAGTAGAGAGCTATTTAGGTAAGTCCATCATTCATGTCGGAGAAGATTTGGAGTCTATCATTGAGGAATACAATTACTTTTTGCCCAATGGTCAATCCAGATATTGCACCCGTAGGGCAAAGATAGAACCATTTATAAAGTGGATTGGGAAAGATGAAGCAACCGTTTATTATGGCATCCGCGCCGATGAGGAAAGAGAGGGCTTTAATAATCAGGCTTGCTTGAATATAATTCCCGTTTACCCTTTGAAAGAAACGAATATCGGACTCACTGGTGTTTATCAAATTATATCCAGTAAGGGGTTGAAACCGCCCGTTTTCTTTTGGCGTTCTGTCTATGATGCTGTATGTATAAGGTTAGGTTACGATGTACGCAAAACCCTGCCAGAATGGTTGTTTGATATGCTCTTTGCGTGGAGAAGTCGGGCTAATTGCTACTTCTGCTTTAATCAGAGATTATACGAGCTTGTGGGTCTATTGGAACATCACCCTGACCTATTTGACAATGCAGAGGCGTATGAATATAAAGGTGGTGACAAGCCCTATTATTGGAAGGCTGAATATCCCATGAAGAAAATCAGGGAAAACGCAGTGAGGATTAGGGAGAAAAGGGTATTGGCTATTTGTAAAATTATTGCTGGGCTTAATCAAAAGACACTATTTGAGGATGACCCAGATGAATCATTTATAGACGTTTTATCAGTAAAAAGCTGTGGGTTATTCTGCGGCAAATAACAATTTTAAAAAAATGCAACTCAGGGTGAATAAGTATATAATAACCAAATCTTTTTATCTTTGAATAAAGAATAAAATATGACAACATCACAGAACGGAATCAATCTTATCAAGTCATTCGAGGGCTGCTCACTAAAAGCCTACGCTCTCGGTGACGGCAAAATAACCATCGGCTATGGCAATACTTTCTACGAAGATGGTTCACCTGTGCAAATGGGCGATGAGATCACACAGGAACGCGCAGACGCACTTTTATTGCTGATAATACCCCAATTCGAAAAAGGAGTATCAGATACTATCACAGCCGACATAAACCAAAATCAATTTGATGCGTTGGTAGATTTTTCATACAATCTCGGCAATGGCAGTTTAGCGCAATCTACGCTTCATAATGAGGTAAATGCAGACCCGTCTAATCCTGATATAAAAAACCAATTTTTAAGATGGGTGGAACCAGGCAGTAAATTCGAGGAGGGCTTGACACGTAGGCGCACCGCAGAGGCCACACTTTATTTCTCATAACAGGCAAAAAAAGAAAGTATGAAACTCAAACCCGGCTACACTTATATTGTAAAATCTAATATTGGAGGGGTTTCAAAATGGAAATGCGTGGAAGAAAGTAAACTGTGCGTTAAGATTGAATATGAAAATGGCAATACGAATTGGTATGAGAAATTAGATTTACAATACAGCTATACAATGATTGAGGAATTAGGAAAAACCCCATGATTTTCCGCGACCAATCCATATCCCAAGCCTTAGCCGAAATAATCGGACTGCTTTTATTTGCAAGTTTGGTGACGGGGGTTTATTGTTTGATTCACACTGTTAAAGAAAAACGCAAACTTGAGCCGCCGCATAATATATTCGCCGGGTCAAAACCTTTGGGTAATTTTGAAACTGGAGTTTTGAACAAAACATTTGATAGGGCGTTAAAGGATAAACCTACTTTGCCAAACAGAAAGTAATTGAAATGAGATACATTGCCTCCACATCAATCTTCCTTTCCAAACTCCCAATCTACATAGCGGTGGTGCTGGTGCTTATTTTGTATGCTATTTTAATTTTTCAATAATTTCTTCTATCTTTGAATCTCACTTTGAATCTCACTTTTAATCACTAAAAACTAAATAACATGGCAGAATTATCAGCGCAGGAAGTAGCCGCAGTAGCGGATTTCGTAGCAGCATTTAAAGGCGGCTTAGACCAACTGCCCGAAGGTACAGACATCGAAACATGGAAGCAGGAAATTATCCTTGCTCTGGGGGTAGAATTTGCCAAGCCCAAACAGTCCGGGAAGGATTTTGCTGGCAACGTATGCGCGCTAGCCAATAGCCTTGCGGCCCTAAATGGCAAGCCTGAAATTATAAAGGTGACAGGTGATGGCACAAAATTACTGACAGATGCCATAAACGGGCACAACTTC